ACCCGACGCCAACCAACTTGCCGCCATCGCCGGTGCCTGCGCTGTAGGCGGTGTTGTTCGTCCAGATTGCGCCGGAGCCGATGCCCAGCGTTGGCGCTGTAACCGCCCCTGAGATCAGGAAACTCGACCGAAACGTATCGAGGCCATTCGTGATCGTGCCGGCGTCCGGCATCGTGATCTGGGTGCTGGCGTTGAGCTGCGCAAGATTCATCTTGCCGCTCTTGTCGCCGGGCGTGCCGTTGCCGATGTCCAGCGGGGCGTTTCCACCCGCGTTGTCCGATGACAATGTCGAACCGCCAATCTGCAAGATGCCACCGTAGGCGATGTCGACATCGCCGACCCCGCCGAACCAGGCCGCCGAGAACCACTGCGATGCTGCGGCGTTGGTCAGCGAGAAGATCGCGCTGTTGCCGGTAAGGGAGAACGAGCCGGCGTCGGTCAGTGTGGACGTGCCTGAGTTCCATGACAGACCCGAGGTCCCGCCGAAAGCACCGCCGTTGTCGTACTGCAGCTGGCCGCTGGAGCCGCCCGGGTTTATCGGCGCGACCTGCACCGCGCCTCCGCCAATCTCCGCGAAGAGCCCGCTGCTCGTCGTCCACAGAGACCCGTTCGGCGCGGTTCCGCTCTCGGCGCCTGGTGTCAGGACGATGCTGCCTTTGTTCGTTCCGGGCGCAGGGAACGTCTGCACGCCCGGCCAGCTGTTGGTCGCCGCGGTTACGATGGCGGCGATGCTCTGGGCGGTGATCTGGACCGTCGAGCCGCTTTGCGTCCCGATCATCGTTTCCGCACCGGTCAGCGGCGTGGTCGCGGCCGGATAGCCGCTGATCGGGCCGGCGAGCGCGGCCAGGGGGCTGAGTGTCAGCGCGCAGACGAGCGCAGCCGCGCAAAGGGTGCGGTGAGACATGCTTTGACGCTCCGGGCAGGATCAGTCGAAGTCGGGCGCGGGGAAGGCCGCGACGTCGAGTTCGGCGGGGAACTTGGCGCGCACCTCAGACTTTTCGAGGAACTTGCGCGGGTTGGGATGGCCGGCGTTGAGGTAGGCGAGCGCGACGTAAGCCGCCTCGGGGCCGGCGAAGCGCATCCGGGGATGCTTCAGCATCGCCTCGAACGGTCCCCGCGCCCGCTCGTAGGGATGCAGCGTGGCCAGGTGCAGCAGGCAGTAGTGCTGCGCCCAGGCGGCGATCTCGCGTCCGTGCGGATGGCTGCGGGCGTTGTTGAAGGCGAGCGTGGCGTGGCAGCTCTCGGCCAGCGCTTGCGGGCCCCACTCCGGGTGGGCGTAAACGAAGGCCTCGACCTCGAGGATGTCGTCGTCCAGGTGCGCCTTGAAGTAGTCGGCGACCGGGCAGTGCGCCCGGCCGATCGCGGCGTTGGCGGCGAGGTAGTCGTCCAGCAGCTCGGCCACGCGCGCGTACTTCAGCCGCCGCGCCCACGGATGCACCGCAGCGTCCTGGTCCATGTCGGCCGGATCGGTGACGAGGGTTACCGGCATTAGCTCCTCGCGATGATCATCAGGTTGCAGCCGCCGCCGGCCTGGACGCCGTAGTAGATGCTGCCGGCGCCGCCTTGGCCGGGGATGACGCCCGCGGCGCCCTGGGCGGTGTTGTCCGGTCCGGGCGCCGTGACCGCCCCCGAGGAGACATTGATGGTGGCGCCAGGCCCGCCGCCGTCCCAGGCGTCGGTCAGGCCCCCGTTGTGGCCCGCGTACGCCGTGACGCTCGTCGCGCCGGTCGCCGAGTTGCCGGTCGACGCCGCGGCGCCAGCGCCCTCGACAGTCCCCGTCGAGTTGGTTCCCGAGTGCGCCGTCAGCGAGAGGCCGCTCGCCGTGCAGGTTGCGTCCGAGCCGATCGCGCTGGGCAGCGTGTAGGTGAAGACGGTCGTTCCCGGTGTGACCGGGAAGCCCTTGACGACGACAGCGCCGCCGCCGCCGCCGCCGGTGTCTGTGAACGTGCCGCCCTTGCCGCCCGAGTAGGCGCCGTTGCCCGAGCCCGCCAGGCCGGTGATGACGATGTCGACGTGGGCGTAGGACCCGGCCGGGCAGGTGAAGGTCTTGCCCGTCCCGGCGACCGAATCGTTCAGCAGCGCGGTGCCCGGGGCATTGCCGCTGCCCCCGGTCCCAGTCGTGGTCGCGCCGGCCGAGATGATCTGCAGCTGGCCGAGAACGCCATTCACGACATAGGCCACGGCGACGTCGTAGGTCTGGCCCGACTGCACCGGCGCGATGGTGAATTGCGTCGCCGAGTTCGAGGTGGTGCCGGCGCTGATCCACGCCGAGGCGCCGGTCTGGCGGTAGAAGAACTCGACGGCCGAGGCCGACGCATTGTCGCTCTTGCCGGTGATCAGGATGGCCGGCGTCGCCTGGCCCGAGTTGGTGATGGTGATCGGCGCGGCGTTCCACGCCGACGACGCCGGCGGACGCGCCCCCAGCGGGACCGGGATGGCGGTGTAGGCGACGCAACTTGAGAGCGGCGTGGGCGACCCGCCCCAGAGGTTGAAGCTCTGGAACTTGATGTAGACGGACTTGCCGGCTTGGGTCGCCAGGTAGGGGAAGTCGAAGATCGCCTGATCGAGGCGGATGAACGGCGCGCCCGCGCTATGAGCCCCGATCGGCGTGTTCAGGGCGCCGCGGCGGATGTAGCTGGTGAGGTTGTAGCGGTTGGGGTTGGTCAGCATCGCGGTCTCGAAGCTGATCAACTCCGGGGCCGCATCGTTGATGAGGCACAGCGTGCCCGAGGCGTCGGCAACCGCCTGCGCGGCGCTGGTCAGCGCGCCGCCCGAGGCCGACAGGTCGACGCTGAGCGTGTCCGCGGTGTCAGGATCTGCATGGCTCGCGAAGCTGGCCGTCAGCGCGCCGAAGCGCGACGGCCCGTTGATGGTCCCGACCTCCTCGTAGGTCGTCCCGTCGTAGCTGACGAAGACGTTGGCGCCGCCCCAGTTGGCGCCGCCGGCGACGGCCGCCCACATCTCGACGCCGCTCGGCGTCAGCGCCATCGGCGGGTTGAAGATCAGCGGGCCGGACATCGCTGCGGTGGTCTCGGCGTAGGGGCGGACATCGACGCCCTGGGTCAGCTGGGCGCCGTAGAAGAAGACGCCGCTGACCCCGTCGCCCGCGTAGCTGTTTGATCCCGCGGCATTGAGAGGCTCCAGCTCGACGTTGAGCGACGCGATGCCGGTGAAGGTGAGCGTGACTCGCTGCCATTCCCCGCCCGCGGCCGCGATCGTCGCGCTGGCGAGCACCCCGGTGCCGAGCGCTGACGACGCGATCACCGTCCCCGCCACCAGGTCGAAGCTCGCGCCGACGGCGTTGGCGGTGAAGTCTGTCAGATTGACGGTGACCTTCGTGTAGCCATTCGGCTTGAAGTAGCAGGAGAAGGTATAGTTGGCGGCGGCGAAGATCGAGAGCGCCTGGTAGGCGTAGTGGATCGTGTTCGCCGTATCCGGCGTGATCGCCTGGGCGTCGGCCGCGCCGGTGACCGGGTCCGCCGTGCTCCAGCCGTTCGTCAACTGCGCGTCGTAGGCATAGATGCCGCTGACGCCATCACCCGCGTAGACCTGGGCGCCGGCGTTGTTGATCGGCCAGATGAAGCTGCTGTAGGTGGTGGCGGAGAGGCCGCCGACCGAGAGGGTGAGCATGTACCACCCTCCGCCGACGGGCGTAATCGAGGTCGAGATGACCACGACGGGCGCGACGGCGCCGAACGAGGTGACCGTCCCGGCGCCCAGGTCGTAGAAGGCGTAGCCGTAATTGGTCCCGTTGTTGATCTCGAACAGGACCTTTGAGTACCCCGCCGCCTTGACGTAGCAGGAGAACGTCGCCCCCGCCGCCGTCAGCGCCGAAGGCGACCCTTGTAGCAGGTAGTGGGAAGTGTTGGCGGTGGTGGGGATCAGCGCCTGCGCGTCGTGCAGGCCGGTGACCGGATCGGTCGTCGCCGCTGTGGTGACCGTGATGGCGTTGTTGGACCACGCGACGTTGGTGAAGTCGCTCGGCGCCGTCAGTTGGTTGGCGATGGCGGTGACCGTGACGTCGCCCTTCGTCCAGGCCGCGTTCGTCCAGTCCTGGCTCCAAAGCAGCAGGTTGGCTTCGACGCCGCCCGGGTCGACGGTCTGGTTGACGACCGTCGGGTTGCTGGCCTGCATCGTGTAGAGCGGCGCGTTGTGGACGCCGAGGGGATAGTCCTCGCAGGTGACCTCGAGCGTGCCGTTCTTCTCGTCCTCGTCGATCTGGACGATGCGCACCGTGTAGACGGCGAGCCCGAGGCCGGCGTCGGTGACCTCCAAGAGGTCGCCGGGCTCCAGGAGGGCAAACATCCAGCCCAGCGTGAACTTGTACTGCGCGCGGATGTAGAGGGTGCGCTGCAGCCACAGCTGCGCCGCCATGGCTGCGACCGCCGGCGTGCAGATCACGTGGCAGGTGTCGGGGTCTTTGCGCCGCATCCCGAACTGGGCGACGTTGGCGGCGTCCGAGGCCAGCGCGATGGCCATGTTGTACTGGTTGGTGCGGTCGAGATACTCGAGCTGCACGACGTTGTAGGCGTCGCTCTGGTCCTTGATGTCGACCAGTATCGGCGGGTCGCCGTCCTTCTTGACGATGTAGCTGTCGTCGTTCAGCGAATAGACCGACGTCAGATTCGGCGTGTAGGTCTGCCCGTTGCCGGCGAGCGCCGTGTCCCCGTAGGGGATGAACTTCAGCCGGCCCTCCGACCACACCACGGTCGAGTTGGTCGCCAACAGCAGCTCGTTCAGGAAGTCGGTGGCGCTGCGCTGCTGGTCCAGCACCGGCGAGACGACGAGGCCGGCGGCCAGGCAATACTTCTGGTACGAGTTGGCGGCGCCCGTCAGGCTCGCCGTATCGAGCAGCCCCGCCGGCCAACCCGGCACGCCGTAGCGGCTGTTGGTGAAGAAGTCAGAGACCACCAGCGACGGGTCGGCGTCTTCCGTCCCGGCGACGCCATAGCCGGCGAGACGGACAACCTCGAAACTGAAATTCGGCGTCGTCGCCGATGAACCCAGCGCGTAGTTGGAGGCGAAGGCGATGACGAGCCCGGAATAGCCGATGGCATGGTCGGGATGGTTGGTCGTCAGGTACGACCACGGCGATTGGCCGATCGCGCCCAAGTCGTTGTTCAGCTCGGCTGCGGTGATCGCCGAGACCGAGGCCGTGCTGACGTAGATCTTGCCGTTGACGTAGACTTGGCTGATCGCGTCGATCGGGCCCTCGCAGACGCCCATGATGAGGGTCGCCGAGTAGGTGAATCCTGTGGTGGTCGAGCCGCCCTTGCCTGAGGCGCCGGCCCTCTGCGCGCTGGACTTGAAGTCGAGGTAGTCGATCAGGTTGCACTTGCAGCGGAACGTGCCCCATCCGACCGGGATGTTGACGCCCAGCGCCGAGGTCTGCACCTGCAGGCCGGCATAGCGCGTGATGACGTTCCCGGCGGGGCGTCCGGCCATGCGTCACCAGTCCTTGTGCGTGAAGAACTTGCGCGGGACGGCCAGCCCCGAGTCGCGCTCGATGTCGACCAGCGTCACCATGCCCTCGCGGATCGCGGCATGGATGCCTTGCGGCCAGTCCAGGATGATGACGCCGTGGGAGAAGACGCGGCCGATCCTCACGAGCATCAGATCGCCGGGCTGGGCTTCGGCCTGGCCGATCTCTCGCGCGAAATCGGGCACGAAGGCGAGGAACCGCTCCTCGGTCTTGTGGACGTGCCAGTCACGCGGATATTCGCCCGTATCGACGTCGGCGCAGAGACCGCAATTCACGTAGACCCTCAGCACGAACTGCGCGCAGTCGACGCCGACGCCCTTGAGGCTGCCGCGATGATGCCAAGGCGTACGCAGCCAGGTCATCGCCTCGGCGACCACGGCGGCGCGTTGCGCGGCGATGGTGGCGCTCACAGCCCGGCGCCCGTTATGGCCGGCGGCGTGAACGGCTGGCCCCTGAAATGCCGCTCGGCATCCAGCGTGGTGCGCTGCGACTTGCAGTCCGCCAGCGTCAGCAGGCAGCCCCGTGTGGCGGTGAACGCATCACCTGGCGCCGGCGCGGCTGGGAAGGCGAAAGCGAAGCTGACGAGGCCCGAGGCTAGTGTCTGCACGGCGCGCTGGAGCCCGCTGTTGACCCCCGACGTGAAGAGGAGGGTTCCCTTGTCGAAATAGTGGTCGGCCATCGCCGCCGCGGCGCCAGCTAGATGGAACGCCGCGCCGGTCGGGGCCGGCGATGAACCGACGGTCCCGGTCCACTGGTTTTGCGGCGGTGAGGCGCCGAGACCGCCCGAGTTGATGATCGCGAGCCCGCAGTTGGCGTCATAGTGGGTGTTGAGGCAGCCGGCCTGGAAGACGTCCGGCCCCATGTTGACGTTCAGCAGCACCGTCCAGGCCGAAACCGTCATGGTGAAGCCGGCGCGGCTGACCTCCTTCAGCTGCGTGACCCGTCCGGAGAAAGCGATGACGACGCCGGTGATGGCCGGGGAGACGTTCGGCGCGCCCCAGTTCGGAAGGAACGCCCGGTAGAGCACGACCGAGGCGCCGTCGAAGCCGCGACCCTGCGCGAACGGGATCAGCGGCGCGCCGTTGACCAGGTCAGCCGAGGCCGCCGCGATCTTGAGATCGACGGTGGCGACCTCGAGCCCCAGCTTGGTGTTGATCTTGCCGCGGTCGATCACCGGACCGGCGATGTACGTCCCGTTGGCCGCCGTGCTCTGTCCAGTCGCGGCGGCGAAGCTGATGGCCGTGTTCATCGGGCCGCCGTGCCAGCGGATGACTGCCCCGCCGTTCAACGTGAGCTTCCACAGATCGAGCAGCACGAAGTCCGCGCCGCCGTTGAGCAGCGCAACCGTCGCGCCCGAGCCCGCGGCGCCGGAGTCGATCGGTATCTTCATCAGACCCTCAGCGACGTGAACTTGAGGCGCTTGCCGCTCCAAAGCTGCCGGACGACCTGCTCGAAGGTGAGATCGTCCTGAAGGAAGCGGCAGCCGAAGTAGAAATAGCCGAACCAGGAAAGGGTGTGCCCCGCCGCCGGCGCGGCGGCGAACGTCACCTGCCCGCCGGCGACCGTGTACGAGGCTGCCGGCGCACCGTTATCGAGCACCGTGGCGGCGTAGGTCGCATAGACAGGCTCCGCGAAGCTCAAGATCGGGCGGGTGAGCTGGAAGACCCGCGTCGAGCCGTCGCCGACAGCGAACGCGTAGGAGACCGGGCCGCCGCCGTCGAGGATCAGGTTGCCGCCGGAGTCCAGGATGGGATTGCCGACGCTGTCGAGAAGCGCCGAGGTGGGGATCTGGCAATCGGTGGGGTCGATGAAGAGCCAGGGCCCGAACTGGCCCTGCATGACGTTGAAGAACTCCCACATCGCCGCTAGCTCGGCCTGGGCCGGGCGGTGGCGGATAACGCCGTAGCTCAGCTCGAACTGCCAGAGCGGGAACGACCAATAGGCCGTCCGGCGCTCGCGGCCCGAGGCGGCGCGGATGACGCCCGTCGACCATTTCGGCGCCTTGGAGACCGCGACGTCCTGGCCGGGCAGGTAGGGCAACACCGGCAGGCCGCCGGCGGCGGACCAGATGCTGGTCGGGAGCGTGGTCAGGAACGAAGGCGGGATGAAGGGCGTGATGGCCATCGACCCCCTTCCAGGCGAACTCAGTTGTCGTGATCAGCTGGCCGCCGCGCGCCGCGCGCCGCGCGGCTGGTCCGGCTGGGCTAGAGGGCGCCGATCGGCTGCCGGTAGCTTGGCCGCCAGCCGCCGCGCAGGGCGTCGGCGACCGCCTCGGCGACGTTGGCGCGATTTTCGGCCAGCGCCTGCTTGAAGTCGGAAGGCGACATGTTCGGCGCGCCGTGGATGTGGGTGTCGCCGAAGCTGAACGTATGACCGCCTGCGACGGCGGGCGACGGGCCCGACCCGAAGCTGGCCAGCATTTCGCGCATCGGGTTCGCGAGGCGGGCGGGCAGCACCATTTCCTGGGCATGCAGCTGGGTCAGCGGATTGACGCCGGCCGGAATGTCGTAGCCGCCGGCGGCGCTGGCGACGAGGCCCTTGAAAGCCATGACCGCCGCGAAGACGGTGGCAGCCGCCGCCGCGCCCAGCA